TGTATTTATAGAAAAACAAAAAAAGGTAAGCACCGAAATGCTTACCTACTTCCCATAAACAATATAACACATATACATTGATTTGGAAAGCGCAAAAATAAATTTAATATACTAGCCCGAAGGGGAGCAATACATAAAAAATGAAAGGCGCTCCTTGAAAACGCCCAAGGTAATATTAACATAAAATGGCTACTATTGCATTATCTAATTTTATTTAATTAAAACAAATATATAGCACAAAAAAACTAGCCCGAAGGCTAGCTTATGAATAGATGAAAATTTGAACACATTGCTGTGTCTAAAATGATTATAGCATAATTTCAAACTATTCTATAATAAATTAATTAACTTCATATGAAACTTTACACACTTTTTTTCAAAGTGCGCTAAAATTACCAAAACCGCTTATTCTATTACCTGCCTTGTCTACCTCTCCTGTCGCGATATAACGACGTTGGCCACTATTAGCAATATAAGTAATCCATCTATACCCATTGATGCAATATGCGCCGTCATATTTGATTGTTGCGTTATTAGGTAATACACCAGTAATTCTTGAATTAGTTGAATAGCCATCCCTTACGTTATTACCTTTAACATTGGCAACTGTATAATAACCAGTCTCTTTTTTATATGGTACATTATTCTTATCGAGTGAGTAACCTGCTGGCACTGGCGGATTCTTTTCGTTTTTAACTGGCGTTTTAACCTCACTAGCTATCACACCACCGATAGGCTTACCATGAATCGCACCGGCTATTAATTTAGAATACAAGTCATAGTTTTTCTTAATCCAATCCATATCATTTTTATTAGTGATAAAACCTAATTCAGATAAGCGATAATTTATATTTATTTCTGCTGATACGTTAACATTTAGTAAATCGTTACGAGGTGTTACACCTCTTATTTGTCCTAAGTTATTTTTAATAACATCTTGTATACTTTTATCAATAGTATCTGCATTGAATTGACTTGAGATAATAACATGCCCACCACTTGCGCTTTCTCCTGCTGCGTCTAAATGTATTTCTAGAACAATGTCATACCCCTGTGATTTAACCCAATATAAGCCATAATCTTTTTTATTGCCTACATTAACACCGTATGCAGTATCTTGATACATGTCTTGTGATTGACTTGAGCCACCATATAATGCAACTTCATGACCTGCATGTCTTAAATACTTAGCAATATTAGGCGTTATATATTTACGGATAAAATCGCGTTCGTTTGTTCCGTTTCCTACTGCTCCAGGATCATTATAACCATGACCGGCTACAAGCATAATTTTTTTAGATTTAATTACTGCTTGCTTTTTGGCAGTTGCTAGCTTAATAACGCTTTTAGCTTTATCTCCAACACTTACTTTATCTGGGAAATTTAATCTAATAAAATACATTGGGTCATCGTAATAATGAACATGTCTTGTAACAGTTTCAGGACCCCAACCAGGTTGCGCAACGCCATTTGTCCAACCCTTACCATTCCAATTTTGGCCATATGATGTGAAAGTGTTTAAATTTGCGCTTTCAACAATTTCAACATGTCCAGCTCCGCCACCATACTTTGACGGGAAAACGACAATATCCAACTTTTGCGGTAAAAAGCTATCATAGTTTTTAATTATTTGCCCGTATTTTTCAATCCTTGCTTTATTATCAAATGGAATATTATAAGCGTATAAACCTTGTAACCTTTCGCCTGTTGCTATCATAAAAAACATATTTGCGTAATCGTAACACTGAAATCCATAAAACAAATCAGGATTGAACTGCTTCCCTAATGAATTATCAAACCATTTTTCTGCTTGGTTTTTTGTTATCAACATTGGTCAACACCTACCCTAAATCATTTGTATCGTTCATATTCGTAGGTGTCATTACTTCTTTAATTGGCGCTTGCCCTGTTGCTTTTCTATACTTGTTTTCAGCTTTATATTTTTTTAGCTTTTGATTTGCCCATTTACCTTCTTGAGATGTTGGATTGTCTTTATACGTAGTATATAAAGCAACAACAGTAAGTATTATTGATGATATAGTTTCATCGTCTACTGGAATCGGGCTAATACCTTTGTTCGCTAAGAATTGATTTACTAATGCTAAGATCAATACGATGTATCTTGTTATTACTTTTGCTTCCATTTGTTTGCTCCTTTTATCCAAAATAAAAAGACGACTAATAAGCCGTCTATTTGATATTTATATTATGGTGTGTTAATTTATATATAGAAAAAGGGCAACATGCGCAAACATGTTGCCCTAATGAGCCCGTTAAAAAGACGGTGGCTATTTTAGATTAAAGATTAAATTAATAACCATTTAACCATCGAAACCAGCCAAAGTTAGCGATGGTTATTTTTTATTGCTTAATTCAATAAGCTTGATTACTAGACCTATCAATGCAATAAGGAATAAACCAAACTGCAACATGGTACTAATTGTAATCATTAGGCGTCTCCTTTCTAAAGATTTCAGTAATGCCACCATAGGCACCACCTCCTTATACTCAGATAGCCACCATCTATCCAACTTGCTCACTTCTGCATATTACCATAATTACAACAATAAATAAAAAGTCAGTACCGAAGCACTGACTAAAACTTATTTACATTTACCGAACCAAAAACATGTCCAGAAACTATAACCAAAGATTAGTTTAAACATTTTATTCACCTCTCTTATATGCCCATAAGCATACGCAATAATGCTATAATTAGCGACCCAAATATTGTCCCAACTAAACCAAGCACCCACATTTTCATATCACGTATGTTCTTATCATTTTCTTTCTTATTCTTTTCATCTATTTCTCTTTCTTTTTGAATAGCATCTAAGGTTTTATCTAATTTAATGTTAACTTGCTCTTGGGTTTTTTGACCTAATTTAATTTCGTTAAGTGTGCTGAGCATTGTTTTATCATTCTCTTCTAACCTTCTGATGCGCCATTCATGTTCGTGTTTTTTGAACCACCCCAATTCAGTACACCCGCTTTCTAAAAGAATAAAGATTATGAGTATCTAACTCATAGCTTTTCATACTGTTTCAGTGTTAACTGTTACCTCTGGAGATAAATCTGATCTTTCAACTACTTCTTTAACTACTTTCACACGTTGTTTTTTGTTAGTTAATTGATATAACAAATTTAACGTCTCCGCAATTTTCTTAGCGTTTTCTTCAGATTTAAAATCTTGAGCATGGTTAACCATTTCAGAAGTTGTAAAACTTCCTGTGAAATCTTGATATACTACACGTTCTGTACCTTCTTTGTTGATTTGTACTAAAATAAACCTTTCTGTATTGTTGATAATTTCTTTTGCCATAATTAAATGACCTCCTTAAATTTTTGTATAAAAATAGTGCTAAGGATTACTCTTCCTCAGCACATTGTTGATTTTCTTTATTTTCTTGTATATACGCTTTTAACATCGCGTTTTCTTGTGTTAACCTCATAATTTCCTGTGATAAATAATGAATTGTATATTCAGGATTAGCTTGTAATCCTTGTTTGTTATCCTGCATTCTTTGACTCCTCCAATTTCTTGATTCTTAGTTGTTGTTCTTTGATAACAGGGATAAGATGAATCCATAGACGATCATACGCTATACCTTCAATTTCTCCTTTGTCATCATACGTGACAAACTCTTTTAATCCTAAATTCTCCACCTCTTCAGCAATCAAACCTACGTATCTATCAAGTTTATAGGTGTCTTCCGATAATTTTCTATCTTCTCTCAGCTCTCTAGCTAAAATTTCAGACTCAGCTTTATCAAACCACGTTCTAATAGGTAAGTTAAGAATAGCTTTTGAATGTTCCAGTTGTTCATCTCTATCGTTATATTGATTTTCGATAGATAACTTGTATTTACGCGCTGATGTCGAACGCCCAATTGTGCCAGCAGAAGTAATATGCAAATTAGCTGCGGCCGAATAAGTACGTCTATAAATTGAGTTAGAAGCTATCCTATCTCCTGCATCATCTGAACCTACAGACAGTAGGTCTGTACTCTGTATATGAATATACCTATTACCATCACGTCGTTTCAGCATATTAAATTTGCCATACCCTGCTTCGATTGTTGTATCTCCACCTGTTGCATATCGTCCATTAACAATTTGAACAAGACCTTTATTTCTTTCTTTAGAAAACCTGATACCCGCACCGTAATCATAGTTCTCATCAGAACCAAACATAATATAACCGTCACTCGAATAAGCATTATCTGCATTAGACAGCGTGAATGCAAATCGGTTTAATCCAGGCACTTTGTCTGTGTTTGGATATAAATACACCGGTGCCTGTTTGCTTTTGATATTCGATGAAGCGTAAGACTCCAGAACAACCCGATTATTATCTGACGTTAGTGCAACGACACCACCATAGGAATTGATTGTTATACCATTCATGCCACTATCACTGTAAGTTTTATCCCACCATTGAATCGTACCAGATGAACCACCGTCTTCACCTTCACCATCAATATAAGTCGAAATACCAAAATGTGACATATAAAGTGAACCGCCAGCGGTGTTATTTCTAAATCTTAGGTGACCGTCTTTCAGTCGCGTAAAAATATCGTCTGTTGAACGTTTCCCTCTCCAAGTACGTTGCACAATACCACCTAGTTCAATAGAATCATTCTGTATTTGAACATATCTGTTATTGTCACCGCCTTTAATTCCAATTCTATTAACATTGATATCAAGACCCTCTCTTGATAAATTAAGGCTGTTGACAATATCGGTTTTATCTACTTTATCTCGCATATTTTGGATAAGAAGGTTTATTTCTCTATTACCGTTAATATCAATTTTATCAGCATTTAATCTAATACCACGTGGCCCCACATTCAAAGCTTGAGCCACTCCGTTATCATCATATCTGATTGTTGTTCCATCTGTAACATTTTGAACAATCTCGTTTAATATATTTGAAAGTGTACGATTGGTTGCATTAAACTCTTCTTTAGTAGTTCTTAATTTGATTTCCTTACCATTTTGTATAATTTGAGAACCATAGCGAGTCAATGTTTTCCTCTGTGCATCTGTGCTTTCTTTGACCTTGTTGTCTGTATAAGCATTAGCTTTCTTTTCAGCGTTTCTAGCCTTTAGTTCTGCGTTTTGTTTTGCCTCTTCAAGTTTAGCTTGAGCATCTTGTATAGCGCGTTGCTCTTCTTCCGAAATTTTACCATCAGCATACGCTTGCGATTCCTTCTCTTTAAGATCATCTTGAGCATCAATGTATGATTTTAAAGCTTCTTGCGCTTCTTGATTTGCTTGTTCAATACTTGCTTTAATCTCAGGATTATTGGACAAATCACTTAACTGGTCATCAGTATATTGTTTTTGTTCTTCCAATCCGTTTCGATATTCGTTTAACGTAACTTTATCTTTGATTTCACCTTTTAAAGTCGTTCTCTCAGCTTCAGCAGTATCTAAACGTTCAACAATACCGTCTTTGTCTGTTTTATAGTCCGATGTTTTTACATAGTCACGTAATTGTTCTTTTGTGGATTCTCTAGCTGCTTCAATAGCTGATTTAACAACATTAGGTTCTCCGACTAACTGCAAATCTTCATTCACCGTTAAACCAAATTTTGTTGCTATTATTTCCAACGCTTCTTTATATTTTTCATCAGTGTATTGTGACTGTAATAATTTAAATCTATCTGAAATGGCGATTTTGACATCTTCTACATCTGTATAAACATCTTGTAATTTCTTTCTATACTCAAGAAATAAAGCTTGTGTATCTACCAACCGACCAATCGTTGCAGTTTCGGGTGTCATAGATTCTAAATTATTTTTAATTTGATTATAAACATCAATCACAGCGTCTAAACTTGCTTGTAAGTCCGCTTTCAAATCATTATCTACTAAGTACTCGCTATTCAGTAATTCTGTAGCTTCTGACAAAAGACTAGCGTGTTGTATAGATAAATTAATAAAAATATTGTTTAATTCACTGAATAGCGCTTTCTCTCTTGTTATACCACCTAATTTTTCAACATCATTTGGTGTTGCTTCAATCCATCGACCATTCCAATATCTACGCAAGACAGCAACATCAGGGTTACTTGTATCATACCAAAGCATATCATTGACTGGATTTTCTGGCGGTGTATCACTTTTGTGTATTTTGCGTTCAAAGTATTCTAATTCACCATCTACAACATCTTTAACTATAGTGTTGATATTGCTAATATTATCGTTTAACTTTTGATGTATTATGTTCAATCGCTTGTTAAACTCTTCTCGTAATTCTGATTCTTTGAACTCTTTAGGTTGACCGAATGTATATGTGCTATTTTCTGAAATTATGTTATATTCTTCGGCAATAACTTCTGCCTCTACATACAATGGCGGGTTAAAATCTCTATGTTTTACTCTGACTGTATCACCAATTGATATAATCTCGTGCGGATACGTAACTTCCAAATCAGTAGAAGTAATCTCATATGACATAACTGCCGACTTACGTTTATTTAACTCTGTTTTGGCTAAAGAACGCAACCGTGTTTCATTCATATTTTGATCATCTGATTGAGGTTCGTATATTCCCCAAATATAACGGGTAGGTAAGTTGAATTGACTTTGTGCTTCGTCATCAGTCACAACTAACTCTAAACGCTTTCCTTTGTCATTTTCGGGTCCCACAGCAATTAATGCTGTTTTGATTTCTGACATATCAATCTTCCTAGTTAACCCAACCAAATCTTTACCATACTCAATTTCTTTACCTTTGAATAAGCTGTTTTTCTTTTTGAGTACCACATATCTACCTTTGACGGTATTAGAACTAAGCTCTATATAAAAATCCAATACCATTTTATAGGTTGTACATAATTGCTTTAAAACTTCATATCTAGTTTGATAAGAAGTCCATGACGTAGTACGTAAGCCATCGTATTCGGTTTGTTCAGAAACTTCCCAACCTGTATCGCTCAACACATCTTTCAATGCTTCTGAAGTTGTCTTTTTCTCAAATTTGCCTGGTGCATACGGTTTAGCTGTTGTTATATCAGCAAGATAAGACGCTATACATTCTATCTCTGTGTAGCCGTCCATCGTATCTTGAACCCAGTTAATAATAAATTCACGCCATTGTTTGTTTGAATCCCTTATAATAACACGATGTCGTTCACGGAACTTTTCAGCTCTTTCTGATGATATGAGCAGTTCAAGCATTTCTGAATTGTCATTAACATTACGTTTATGAATCGCTCTAACTAAGGAAGGGTCATCAGTAGAAAGGAAATCTATAATCTTGTCGTTAAAATCTAAAACATGTATCACACTCTCATCTCCTTTCTATAAATATCTATCTTGCCATTTAACCGTCGTATCAAAGACGTTTTCAGGTTGTATGATTAATTCACTGTACCCAGAATCAACATTGAAATAATTACTTCCAAACGATTTCTCGCTCAACATTGGTTCCTCATTGATGACAACACTTTTTGCTTGCATATCTATTTTTACTAAATCACCTTTTTGTATAATGACATCCCTTGCGCCTTTCGGTTTTGGTAGAATCTCCGTATTGAATGAACCTAATCCATTCATCTCCATCCACTTATAACCATTATACTTCGCACTATAGATAGCTATGATAGAAGCTGGACGCTGATAAAACTTACCGCCATCTATCCACTCTTTCTCATCCATATCAATAGGTTTACGTCTATCTGGGTCTTTAATGTGATCAAATTTCCAAGTTTTAATAGAAAATTTATTACCTACTCTTCTAAGCCGCATATAAACAACGATTCTGTCCAAGTTATACATTATCGGTTTATTCTGATAGTCGTATATCTTTTTGGGGTCTCCTTTTTGGTTATACAACGTAACAACAATATGTCCTATTTTTCTATCATGATATTTATTTTCATAACCAATAGAAGCAAGTAACTTACCATCACTATCATAAATATGTTGTGCTGTTCTTCCGGCACCTTTACCTTTTTGTTCAACAATACATTTATAGGTAATTTGAAAATCTGTCATCGCTTTAGGGAGCCCTCGTTTCGTGCCAGCACCAACCCAACCTTTTGCATCAGGAAAATTAGTTGCTTTATATCCTTCGCCAAGATTGGATATCACAAAGTCACCGCCGACTTTACCACCTAAATCATTACTTGGAATATCTTCAGTAATCATCTTAGTCCAACCTTTGAAATCACGAAACTCACTATGATAAACAGGAGGCATGTAATCCTTAACTTCTTTGGTTACCTCATCATCACCAACCATAAAATAATCTTCATCATTTTTAGTGATCATAAAGTAACTAGATGGTTTAATTGCTCGGGCTTCAACAATTAAAGGAGTGTCAGCAGTCCCACTATTTACAACTGAAACTTGGTCTGAAATCGCAGTATTTTTATTTCCTGTTACTGAATATTTGTAAGGGTCTGTTAGTACTACTTTGATAGTGAACTTAACAGGAATTGTAAATTCTTTGTGCAGCTTTATTGGTCCTTCAAAATAAGCGTTCCAGTACCAATCTTTAGATTTGAATTGTAATTTAACTTGTTCCTCGTAGTTAAAAAACTTTACTAATTCATTCAAGACGTCATCATATGTTTTAATGCCGTTGTGAGATAAATAGTCATTACGTACCACTAAAGGTATATCAAAACTATAAGATTCAAGCCTACGCCCTTTATATATAGCCCCCGAACGTCCATCTACATTTTCTGTTTTTAAAACATAATTAAAAGAGGGTATTTCAAACCCTCTTTCGACATACAACCAAGGAATTGTTTTGTTGTTCACTTTAATAGTGTCTATCATTGAATAGCAATTCCTCCTTTTCTAAACTTTACTTTTGTTGATTCTTGCCTTTCTCGCTTTTCTATAGACGCGTTCACCTTTTTATCAAAAGCGTATTCGTCAATAATCGGCTGATAATCTTTATCTGCAATCACATCGTTTGATTGCGCTATTTTCAGTAATAAAGCTATTTGTTGTTGCTGTTGTTCAATCATTTTCAATAATAAGCTTGGGTCATCAAACCCATTTACACTAGACAATTGACTAGGACGCTTATTTTTACTCGCTTTTCTCCCTCTTACTTCTGCTGCTGCATAATGTAACATCTTCATTGCTTCGTTTTTACGTGCAGGATCAGTAGGAATAACCCACTCTGGATATCCTTCTTCTCCTAAGTGGTACAATCCGTTGTAGACTTTGCCACCAGTAGCATATGCGTAATCACCAGCGCGTTTGAACGCAGCTCTCCATGAGCCCGTTCTTGGTACCCATTTACCCACAATATATCTCATAGCCGATATAGCTTGATGAGTTGGGTTAAGAGGATTATTGTAACCCGACTTTGCGTACGCTCTAAATGAAGGATCTATCATTTGGAACATACCTCTTGAAGGTGTACCAGCTCTTGCGTTGCTATCCCAATTATTAACTGCATTAGCTGTATAATTGGATTCACGTCTTGCTACACGCATCATTTCGTGTGTAATCCAGCTAGCTTTGTATTGACCTCCAAGTATATTTTGAGCTGTTCTAATCGCTCTGCGCGCATTTTCAGAACCACTCCCTCCAGGTGAATTCTTTCCACCAGTTTTGTCGTTTTTCCGTAACCAAGGAATAGGGTCTGTCGAATACCTATTGGACTCTCCGCCTTGATTGACTTGGAAATGTAAATGGCGGTAATTAGTCATAGAACCTGTATTACCTGATTTACCAATTAATTGACCAGCTTTAATTTGTTCACCTGTTCTACGCAATTGTTCAGATAAGTGCATGAACCACAAAAATGTTCGACCTTTTTGAACAGTAATTGCTTTACCGCCACCATAGTTGTCATACCAACTTCTAACACGTCCACCCATTGGCGTACGTATAGGGGTACCGGTCGGCGTATCATAGTCAACACCATGATGAACGCCTCCGTTAAATGGATAATTGGGGTTAGGAGGTTTTGGCGGTGCTGAATAAGGTTGTAGTATTCTGAAACTATCAAACACAGAACCATCTCCCGCTTGGCTCTCTAATCCTTCTTTTATCCAATTAATCGCCTTACTTTTAATCTTATTCCAAGACGCTTTTGTTATATCGCCAACAATACCCATACCTTTAGTTAGAGAGCTAAAGTCAACACCAAACGCTTTGAGCACATAATTTAAAAGCTTACCCGGATTATCAATAAAGTCCATTACATCGCCAACTTTATCGCCAAGCCATTTGGTACCTTTACCTATTTGATCTTTTGTCCAGTTAAATGCCGATGATGCACTAGATTTAATATCTTTCCACATAGTAGTACCGAAATGAAATCTCGGAAGCGTTCCGTTTAACATTGAATAAGTTTGTGCACCGTTGTATACTTTTGAGCCTTTAGGTAAATAAGCAGTAGTGTCTGTATTAGGTGTGATTACACGTTTACCATTAGGGAATTCAATCATTTCATTTCTAAAACCATTTGGACCATTTCCACGTCCTTTATCCCCAACTGTAGCGAATGTATCACGTGCAATCTTACCGTTCTTAACTAATCTTGTAGTAGTATGTGTGTGCTCTGTACCAGTGTGTAACCTAGGTATTTCATCCATACCTAACTTACCACCGACCCAGTTTAAGCCTTCAATTAATTTATTAAGTCCTTTTTTAATAGCATCTACCATACCGCCGATATGATCTTTAATTTTACCAATGATAGATTTTAAACCGTCACGCATGTTTCCGAAGATATTACGTACTTTATCCCACAAACGACCAGCTATACCTACCGTGTTATCTTTAATAGAGTTCCAGATGTTTGACATCCAATTTCTTAATTTAGTAAATATATCTTTCGTCGCATTCCATAAACTTGTGAATTTAGACCTTACACCCGTAAATAACGAATGAGCCTTGCCGACGGTATTGCTTTTGATATTATTCCACGTACTAGATAACCAGTTTTTCATATTAGTGAAAATAGATTTAACACTATTGTATAAGAAACCAAAAATACTTTTCGTTGCATTCCAAATTGCAGATAATGATTTTGTGAAAATACCTTTGATAACACCCCAGATACCGGATATTAAACCTTTAAGCAATCCACCAAAGTATCTAACAACACCTAGAATCTTACCTACAAACCACAGTTGTATTAAATTCCAAATTAACTGCACAGTGCCTTTTAGTATCATCACAATACCGTCCCAAACACCTCGCCAATTACCAGTGAATAAACTTGAAAAGAACTTAATAAAGCCAAGTATTATATTTAAAGCACCTTGTATTACTCCTTTTATATTCTCCCAAGTACTGACAATCAAGGCTTTAACCGCCGGCCAAATAAATTGCATCACTTGCCAAATCGCAAACATGATTGGTTTAATTACAAAATTTAAGATAAATTCAAATATAGCTTTGATAAAATTGCATATATTTTGAAGCGCTTGAACAATAGAAATTCCGTTTTCATTAAAGAATCCATTAATTTGACTCCAAATATCTTTAGCGAAATCAACGATTGCTGAAACCGCTTGTTTAAAGACGTTTTTAACGGAATCAATGAAAGGTTGGATAAATTGAATGAAATTACTAAACGTTTGTTTAACACTGTTAATTGCACCATTAACAAAATTTCTGAATGTTTCAGATTTCTTATAAGCTATTGTAAATGCGACTGCTAAACCAGCCAGTACACCTAACACGATACCAATTGGACCAGTTAATGCTGTGAAGACTGTTCCTAAAATAGGCACTTTAGTTGATAAAAAACTAATCAATCCGTCAGCCTTTGCAATACTAGCTAATAATGGAGCTAATACAGTTACTGCGTTGCCAACTGTGCTTATGAATGCACCTAATCCAAAAACTACAGGACCAATTGCAGCAGCAATACCACCGAATATAACAATCGACCTTTTAGATCCATCACTTAAACTTGAAAACCAATCAACTGCTACAGATAGCTTTTTGATTAATTCTTCCATGACTGGAGCAAACGCACGTTCAATAGAAGCCCATACATCAGCACCTACTAATTTAAGTTTATTCATTGCTACTTTAAATCTTTCGGAGCCACTTTCAGAATCTTTAAATGTCTGATTGACCGTTCCTTGCGAATCTTCGATAGTTTTTAAGAACTCTTGGTAACTAAAGCGACCGCCTTTAATAGCATCTGCTAAATCAGGACCTGCTTTTGCACCAAATGCTTCAATCGCTAAACTTGTTGCGCTAGCTATATCCGGTGTCCTTTCAATTTCTGCTAATGTCTTCTTAAATTCTTCTCTTGGGTCTTTACCCGCTTTACCCCAATTGGATATAGCTTTTTTCAAACCACTGAAGGCTATTTCAGTATTAACACCTGATTTCTCCCATTGAGAGAATAAAGCGATTGATTCTTTCATCTCAAAGCCCATAGCCCTCATTGGAGCACCGTATTTAGTAATGCTATCAGCTAATGTATCAACACTTATACCGCTAGCCTGTGCTGCTTTCGCTACCATATCAAGTACACTTTGATACTCATCAGCTTCAATACCTGCATCACCCATTGCACGCGTAATTAATTGAACGGCTTGTACGCCGTCAGAACCTGTTATGTGACTAAATTTCAAGAATGACTCTGTGGCACTCTCAAGTTCTTTGCCAGTGAAACCTAACCTTGTGTTAACTTCCCCTAAAACACCGCCTACAGTCTCAGCGTCTGCTGGAAAGTTGCCATAAACATCTTTAAATGAATTCTGCAACTTCTTAAGCTCTCCGCCGGTTGCTCCTGTTGCTTGGGTAACTGTATCTAAACCTTTATCAACTTCTGCAAAAGCTTTTCCTGATGCTGCTGCAATACCTAAAACAGGTGCAGTTACACCAATCATCAAACCTTTACCAATGGATTTTAAACCATCACCCATTTTTGTTAATTTAGGTCCCATACTTTCAAAAACTTTACTGGTTTTTCCCCAGCCACTTTCTGCCATTCTTTGAGCTTCAACTTGAGCTTTTTTGAACTCTTCAAACTCAGTTGTTGTTTTTTCTAGTTCTTTTTCTAAAAAATTCAGCTCATTTGCTTGTTTGTTATATTCTTGTCGTAATTTTTGAGCTTCCGCGCTGTTTTCGCCCTGTTCTTGAGATACCTTGCCATATTGCTTGGCTAAATCATCAACGTTTTTCTTATAACCTGTGATAGTTCCATCAAGTTCTTTAATCCTTTGTTTGTAACTATGAGTTGATTTTTCGGTATATTTGAAGTTGTTACCGGTTAACTTTAAGTCAGAATTTAAAGTTTTAAAGTTTCGTTTGATTTCTGCAAATGATCTATTTAAATTTGCTGCATCTAAATCCAAACCTATAGATAAACCTTTTATTCTTTCTCCCATTTTTTACCTCCTTTCTAAAAAAGTTCAAAAAAATAACCCTAACCAAACGGTTAAGGTTAAAACGCATCAATTAAAGCCTCTGCTTTTTCTTCAGAAATGTCATTGTTTTTATTTTGATATATGGAAAGTACATAATGAAATGGCATTTTTAAAACTTCGTTAGCGTCTTTACCATTTTCAATTAAGTCCATCATGAGAGTATCCATATTTTTCAACATTGCTTTATATGTTAAATCTTCAGGCTTTATTTCATGTTCTGGATAAAATTTCTAGTTTCCTCAGTTTGCTGACCTTGAGTAATGAAAATCACTTGTTCACGAAGTGCATTCATTCCATCAGGTGCATGCATACGTTCTTTTAGGTCTTTAACTGTGAATTGGTTATCGTAAATTTTTACAACCATATCCATCAATCTGTCAGCGATTTCTCTTGGTTTCATCGTGCTATTTTCGTCCTCAATATCATCGATTAAATCCATTGCTTCGTATACAATTTCAAATGAAATGAAGTGTGGTGTTAAGTACGTTTGTAATTTAATTTCATTTGCTTTCGGGTCTTCTACTAATTGAATAATGTTACGTTTTAATTTTGCCATTTTATAATACTCTCCTTATTTTCAAATAAAATAGAGGGGTTGCCCCCTCTTATGCTTCTACATTTATTGTTATAGTGTCACTCATATTACCAACTGTTGCTTTAACCGTAGCAATGCCTTGTGCTTCCGCAGTAACTTGACCATCTCTATTGATTGATACAATATTCGTTTGATCTGTTGTGTATTTCAATAACTTACTTTGATTAGATGGCTCTACTACAACATTTAAATCGTATGTGTCGCCAACTTTAAGTGTTTTAATGCTATCTGGTATATTAACCGACTTTACCGCAGTTTCCGATGAAGCCGGTTTCGTTACAAAGTTTCTTCGTTATCCTCTGTCACGTTTCCAGTATATTCTTCGCCTAAAATTTTCTTTAAGAAAGCCTCTTCGCCTTTTTCACCGTCGCCACCATGATTTGTCATGTTAGCTGAGTCAAAGATATATTTACGTACAGACTTTTTATTATCAACTAAAGGGAAAAGTGCCTCACCTTCAACCTCTTCACTTGAGAAATCCCAATCTTTCTCAGCCGTTTCTCCATCGATTTTAGGATTTGTAAACATAACTTTAGGTAATAAAACTGTTCTAAATGTACCGTCTCTACGCTCTTGTCTGAACCATACAGCTACGTAATTGTTTTGTTTACCTTGTTTCTCTTCGTAAACGCCATCTTCATCATAATCTTCATTAAAAACAATTTTGCGAATCTCTTTAGGGAACGCATGCATTTGTAATGAGATTTTACCTTCTCCGTCTGTATTCCCTGATTCAATTGGACCGCCATCAGCATAAGCTGTTTTTAGTTCTCCACCAGTTTCAACACCAATTTTTTGTAATCCTCTTGTTTTTGTAATATCACTATATTTTAATTCCGCGCCTTCTTTCGTTAATTTAGCGAAACCTAAACCAGTAATGTTAATATACGCCTTTGGCGCACTTGCATGTTTTACTGCCATTTAATTTTCCTCCTTATAAAAAATGCCCTCGTAAACGCGAGAGCTTCTATATGCTTTAAATTCTTCTATATATTCCGGTTTTCCATTTGAAACATTTCCCATTTTTAGTTCAGACCATAATAACTTTTGAATGCGATTAGATATCTTATTTCTTATGATTCTCGCATTATATTCATCATTGTACTTAACAAAAACATCTATTTGGACAATATAACTATATGCACACTCATCTCCGTCAGTATAAGTTGTAGGTATTGGGTCGTCGATATCGTCAATAACAATAAAAGGTACATCAGTATCTTTCACATTAGGGTATTTATTGAACTTAATATTATTGATATTTACGTGCTCTCTAATAATTCTGTCTTGACTAATCACTTCATGAACTTTGTACAAAATATCAATCACAATTTTTTCAACTCCCTTTTTAGCGTCTCAAAATACTTATTTTGCCCTTGTCTTATTGCTCTATTAACACCGCCCATAGCTTTAGGTTTGATAAATTTACCTGTTTCTTTTTGAACGTGTCCATATTCAATTAAATGTACGATTTTATAACGGTCTTTAGAACCTCGCCAATGAACAGTAATTGTACGTTTTCCGTTTATCCATTCAGGTTTACTAAAACTTACCTCATTAATTAATGCTCCCGTATCTTTTGAGGGCTTTAGTTGTTTTTTTATTTCTTCAACAATTACCTTAGCACCAGCTATTAACGCCTTATCTTGAACTTTTACCATCTCTTTTATGCCAAAATGTTTTTCTAATTCTCTTTCTAATGCTTTATCACCTGTCACTTTCACACTCATGAACTATATCCTCCACGAATCATAATAAAGTCTTTATTATCCAAATCTGGTGATACTTGCTTTATATTCAAACGATTTTTGAAATATCTTGATTCAATTTCAAGATAATGTTCTTCACTGGGTAAATAATCACCTTGCGGATCACGAATATACAATTTAATGTCATTTTGCGTTCCGTTTGAGATAGCTTGTTCTAATTCACGTAACCAGACACCATCAATACTCGACCAACAGCTATATAATAATTTTTCTTCTTTTTCTCCAGCTTCTGGACCATTATTTTCAGTATACTTATAAAAATGAACACGAGTATTTAAACGTTTAGTTGTAATTCTAGGTTTTTTAAACACTTTCTTCATCTTCTGATACCTCCATTAGAGATAACGAAAAATCTATTATTTCAGGTCTGTAATTGTCGTTGAAGTGTTCTAATAAATCTTGATAAGCATATCTAGCGCGTATAAGTATCAATTCTTGGCCTATTAAATTCTCTAATTCAAAAACTCCGCACTGATTTTTTATACGCTCGTACGACATTTTTAACAACTGCTTTAAGTACTCATCCTCTGAATTATGGTCAATCTTTTCAAGTGATTTAAATTTGACAAGCAAATCATCAATCTTCATTGTCTTCACCATTCAGCAAGTCGATGATTTCACTTTTAACCATTGAACTAGACGCTTTTTTTTGTAATGATTCGCATAGTTCTAATAATTCTTGTTTTGTCAGCTTATCTAAAGGTACGATATAAACTTTGTCGTACTTATTTTTGATTTGATTTGTCAACAATTCAACACGAGGATTGTTATACCCTTCAGCTGGATACAACTCCCCTACTTTGTACTTGTGTTGATTGTGCTCTATGTCTTTAAAATCTCTAACAACTTTAAATTTCACCATTTTATCACCTCATAAAATTTTATAGCGTTTCTTCGGTATCTTCTAAAGCTGGTTTATGTCCTTTTAAATCTAATTTCCAAACAGCAGCAACTTTATTATCTTTCGCTTTGCCGTAAGCAAATTGTTTTGCAGTGTATAAATCCATATCATCTAACGCAAGTGTTTCTTTAAATTTCTGAACATTAATACCACCAGCTAAATAACCATCGTATAGACCTTTAACGTACGTTAAAACCTTACCTGCTTCTTGAACTGTAGACTCAATAACATTCAAATTAAATGGTAAAGCAGTAACATATACGCCATTTGCATTTAAATGTGTATACTGTGCTTGAACCTCAAAAGCATCGGACGGATTAACAACCATTGTTACATTACCTTTAACCGCTACTGATTTACCTTTCTCGTTAGTTGAGTGGTATTTAAACACTTGCGTCAATTCATTAACCGTAGCGCGCGGATTAGCAAATGTAAGCGTACCTTGTTCTTCTTTCTCTGGATAAGCACCATCAGTTACCGATACACCTTTTTGTACTTGACGGTTTAAGCCAATCGGTTGGTCTTTACCAGTACCTTTTAAGAACGCAGTTTCAAGCGCCACTGCAAATGCTTCTTCGATTTGAACACGAACAAATCTTTCAATCCACGCAGGACCAAAATCATTTAAATCTTTTGGTAAAACAACAAACGCTGTCAATTTATTTTGAATTGCTGTTTCTTCACTGAACGCAGCATCTAATTGACCTTTAATTTCACCATAGATTTTACCCCAAACAGCCACGCCAGAAGTTTCGGATTTTAAGAACTTCAAACGCAAACCAGCATTTTTAATACCTAAGTCAGCTAATAATGGATGATTCGTTGTTAAATCTTCGAAGATTCTATCAATTGTTTCTTCTGGTAAAAGTTTTTCTTCTTTATATCCAACACTCTTATTGATATCCATAAAGAAATTTCTTTGGTTTGCACTCAAAGTTTGTGCTGATTTAGGTAAACTAGAAACTCTTTCAGCTTCTGCTTTTGCTTGTAATTTAGTTTCTTCAAATAGTTGGTTAATCATGTCACCGTACAATTCATTTTGTCTTTCTTGCGGTTCACCGTTGTTTACTGCATTAATAAATTCGTTTTTCGCATTTGCGAATGTTTCCGATAAATTTATAGTCATTTTATGACCTCCTATTTTTTGTATTAAAAAAGGAATCTTGAAAATCCATTTGCTGATACTTTACTATCTGCAACATCGATTTCTGATTCCTTTTCTTTCATATTTATTTTTTCAATTACTTTATTTGCTATTGCGTCAATATCAATGTTAACCTCTGGCGTTTTACTTACCAAAGCTGTTACACGATTTAATACATCTTTCGATAACACTTGTGTATTGCTTGCTACAATTTGCATATTGTCGTTTTCAAACATTTTACTATCCGCAAAACCTTGTTCAATGGCTTCATCAGCATTTAGCCACGTTTCCCTAGCCATCATTTCTACAAGTTCTTGTTTGTTTTTACCAGCTCTAACCGCATATGCCTCAGCCATTATTTGACCAACATGTTCTAATGTTTCTGCAGCATGATTTAGATCTTTCGCTTCTCCTTGCGCAATACTTGAAGGATTGTGAATCATCATTCTAGCAACCGGACTCATTTCGATGTGGTCACCAGCCATTGCGATAAGCGATGCCGCACTTGCTGCTATTGCTGTGATACGAACATTCACTTTGCCTTTATGAGCTCTTAAATGTGTATATATTTCACTACCAGCTACTAGGTTACCACCATTTGAGTTAATTATAATATCAACATCTTCATCACTAAATTCTAGTTGTGTTAAAACATCTTTAGGACAAGTCGAATCCATACCAAGCATTTCGTAAACCCATTTATCTTCGTTGGAAACGATGACGCCTTTAATCTCCGCTTTCATCTTCATCACCACCTTTCAAAGTGTTTTCATCTTTTTCTTTTTCATCATTTTCACCACTGTTAGCTTTTTCGTAGTTTTTAGTAATCAGGTATTCGTCTAATTCAGGATTGTCTGATGGTTCTTCACCTAACATAATCCGCACCTCATTCCTTGTAAATGAACCAGAACTTACAAGTTTGTCAATTGCTTCAGCATATTGAAGTGGGTCTTTTTTATTCACACCGACAATTTCTATTCTTGTATCTTTCAAATACATGCTTTGTGTTATGAGTTTCGCGTTTAATTCGTTCTGAATCTTTTTTAATAAAGGTGTTAAACAGAACTTCTCAAATACAAGCGTGTTTTTTTCCAAATCAGCTGTTTCTCCGTAAATCAAACCTGGAGGTATACCAATCATCAACGCAACATTTTTTATTGCATCTCTCATTAGCTCACTCAATTCAGAAAAAGGCATGTTACTATTCTTACCACCATTAGATAATTCCTCATAATCAAACCCTTCTATCAAAGGCGCGATTGCTAGTTGATTTTTATTAAAAGTATTGAATAATTTATTTGTGAACGCTTGTAATTTTTCTATATTCTTTTCGTCATATGCGCTAGAGGCAGATTTCAAAATCCCTCTTATTTGATAGTTTTTTAATTGTGCACCTATCATTCTTCCGAATATTTTCCCGTAATCTTCGAATAGACTTTCTACAAAGTGTGTCACTTTATTGTTGTTGTACTTTAAATATATGACCTCTTGCATTGTGAAAGTACGTTGATAAGTATAATCTTTAACCGTTACATCTTTGAATATATCATCATACAAAGCGTACTCTTCTCTGTAAAAGCTATCTGCGATAAGTAATTCTTTGCTGTCACTTACTACGATTAAAACCTCGTTATCATAAATTAGTTTATATATAACTTGTTGCCAAAAACTATCGCTTGATAAGTCAGTATTTGGTTTTATATTTAACTTGTAGTAAACATCATTCTTTTGAATTCTATTACCTTCCAATACTTTAAAATGACTTTGAGCGACAGCTCGCGCAACAAATTCAATACAACTATCAATCGCTAAACGTTTCACATACGCTTGTTGTGATAGATCTTCTATCATATCTAAATCAAGCATATATGTTATATCTTTCCTAGTTTTAAATATCTTTTCTAGAATACTCATGTCTCACCTCCTCTATTAGAAATCTATACTCATTAATGCATCAAGCGCTTTAGACATGTCTTTGTCTACTATATCGTCTGCTCTATATAATGCGTGAACAAAAGCCATGAACCCATCGGTTTTTCTTCTATTTTCATCTTTTTTAATATATTCTTTATTACCATCGGGTTTAACCTTTACTGCAACATTATTAGTAAACCAACGCATCAAAGGATTGTCTCCATATATTACGTTATGTTTCGCAAACATTGTATCGATACGTGGTGCAAGTAATCCATGTATTGCTTTTGGATTTCTAAGTACTTCAAGTTTTATGCCAGCATCCTCAAACGCACGTCTTACAATATCAGTTCTATAATTATCAGCTATGACTTTTTCAAGCCCATATTTTTCTCTAGCCTTTAAAAACCAATCAACTATATATTCAATTTCAATGACATCATCATCGACAATGGTCAATAATCCCATTTTTTCCCATTCTTTAATAGGAGGTTCTAATTTGACATCATCCAAAAACCCTTGTCTTACAAACGAATGTCCTAACCAAATGTAATCATCGTTTTTTCGGAATAATAGCCCTACACTTGCAAAATCTCGAATGTTTGCAAAGTCTAAACCACCAATACACATTTGATTATCTAAATTTGGTATCTCTCTATTAGTCGCTAGTATTTCTTTCCATGGTGCTATTACTTTTTCAAGGTCAACTTCAGGCAAATTCATTCGCTTAGTCATGAATTCGGGCTTATTTGAACGGTTGAATGGTAAATCGTTATATTCTTCTTCAATCGTGCTTAGCAGTGTTTTAGCGTATTCTGATAACGGTTTATGTAACATTGGGTTCGCCTTTTCCCACGTCTGTCTGTCATCAACTTCTTTTGGATCGTCTAACTTACAATAAAAAGCAAACAATCTACTATTTTTAACCTTGCCACTTAATACACTTGCAATTTTGTGCTTCATTGCATCGATATAACCCTCTCTAACAAAACCATCAGTACTTATATAAAACGTTCTTCTATTTTTCTTTTTACCTAATCCACCACGTTTGACGTTTACCATTTCAGGACCAAAGAAATAATGAATTTCATCAAAAATAACACACCCCTCACGTCCACCGTCTTTGGTTTTTGTGTTTGATGTGTTATATCGAATAACCGATTTAGTTGCACGGTTTATTATTTTTGCTTTACTAACTTCATAAGGAGCTTTTGGCGTTTTACCCGTCTTATTTCGTTTGTTATCCATTAAAACGGTTCTGATTTCATCAAACGATGTTTTTGCTTGATCTTCACTATTAGCAACAATGGAGATGTGATATTCTTTAACTCCGTGTAAGGGCGTAGAAAGAAAATCACTAATAGCACTTATTAGACCGTTTTTCCCGCCTCCACGTCCCATGAAAATAGCAAATTCTGTAAAGAAAGCTTCATCTGTATTTTTATCTATAAGAAATATATTAGCTATGATAAACCTTTGAAATGGTAATGTTGGAAAATACCATTTTTCAATAAATTTGATACAATCCTCGATTTTCTGTTCATCAAAATATACATCATCTCGTGAATATATATGTTTTTGTAGATAATTAAAGAGATCAATTCTTTCTTTATTTAAAATTATCTTTCCTTGTTTCCACAAATTTATATATTCATCAACGTATTTATTACTAATCATAGGTAATCATCAGATGGCGTTTCTGTGTCTTCTTTCTCTTCGGGCAATAAATCCGATAATTGTTTGATTATTTTTTGATATGCAGCATCTCTAGCATTAAATAGTTTGGCTACTGGTCTTTCCCTTTCATATGGTGGCGCCTTTTCAGATTGAGTAAATAAATCATAGTCACCTTTTTCTTTTATGTCTTCCCACATGTAATCAAGCATTACACGTAGCCTTGCTGCTTGAATAATTAAACCATCAACTACTTTTAATTTATTGCTAGGTATGTCTTTATATAATACTTGCAGCCTTTCTTTTTCTTTAAGCACTAAGTTTTCATCAACTATAATCTCCATTTCATCACCTGCCTTAAAATGGTTATAAGAGGGGGGGTTATACATGGATTTTTAAAATTATCGCGAAGTCGAGCCCCTCCCCGTTCCCCAAGTATTTTGATCGCTTTTGATTTTTTTGACCCGGGGGTATTTACCATTTTTCGTCTTTCCATTTATTTTCTTTTTTTATAAATCTCTTTTCTTTTTTGTTGTGACATTTAATACACAGTGTTTCTAAATTGTTTAAGTCATGAGCAAACTCCGGATGATGTTCTAGCGATAATATATGATCTACATCCAACGACTTACGCTTGCTTCTGTCATATGTCGTTAACTTGCCGTCTCGCTTACATTGTTGACATTCATAATTATCTCTTTCTAGCACTCTTTTTCTTGTTGTTTGCCATTCTTTAGACTTATAGAATCGTATACGTTCGTCTTTAGTCATCATAATGTTTCACCTTATATAACTTAAGTAGTATCAAGACGCATCTATACTTGATGTGTAGTAATGTATTTACAATTAGTTTGAACATGTTCATACCTCATAAATAAAAAGACACATCACATAGTGATGCGCCTCTTGTTCATGCGTCGTATTAGCATTTAATAACTTTAAATATTAATCTGATACTAACATAATAAACTGTTTTAATGCGGACTTACATAGGGTAAAAGTCCGCTACACATAACCAATATACTTTGCTAACTTATCGATCAGTGCATTCCTTCTACGTAATATACTTGTCTTACTTGTACCAAAGTAATGTGCTATATCTTCCCATTCATAACAACCAATAGGACAATCCCAATATCTAAACCTTAATAACTCAAGCGTATCCTCATCACTTTCATCTATCAATCTATCTACACCGTTAACTATATTTCTTAATGTATTGTACCTGTTATCACTAAACTTCTTTATTGCACATCGTTCAATCGGATTACCCGGCAAATTACTTTTGCCAGCTCCCGCATTATCTGGTTCATGACTTTCAAGTAATTCATATTCTCGCATCTTCAACTCTCTTCGATAGTTATCGATGTGCTGAATGTATTCTTCAAGCTTTTTGATATCGTGTTTCTCAATCTTTATCATTCAATGCAATACCTCCGATAATATAAATTACTTTTTAATATCGTTATTCATTCGCTTTAATTCAATCCTGTATTCTTTCAACCCGTTGTATCCTTTAGTTTTAACTACTTCATCAAGTAGATAATCATTCATATATCTGAGCGCTTGTATCTCCCTTGCACGATCACTATTAATACTGATACAAACTAATAGCAATATAGCAAATACAATAGTCATAGTAATCCACATCACTCACTTACCTCCGCTCGAAAGACGTAATCACTCGGCGCCTCTACATCATCATTAGCCGTCATCATAATATATACTTGCTCAGTTGCATACTTACCTAACTCATACATCGCTAGTAAGAATAATAGTCTCAAAATTTCTTTAATCACCACTAAACACCCCATGTTAATTTATCGATAATTTGTATAGCTTGTTTTAATGCGTCTCTTTTTTCTTCGATATCTCTATTATCGCCATCTTCATCAGCTGACATTAACTCACTGTCATATTCATATAATAGTTCTGATATTTCATTACTAGCTACTACTAATAAGTTTTCATCTACATCAATCGTTACCGTTTTCTTTGGCATCTCCATCTCTCCTTATCTTAACTTGTGCCTCGTATTTGCGCTCAGCTTCTTCTTTACTCTCTGCCTCAACAACTGTAAACGTCTGATTATCTCTAGCAGTAGCAAAATGTTCATGTGGTTGTCCTGTTGAATCTTTGAATGTTGTGACTAAGTATTGTGTCACTTCCCCAAAACCTCCTTGACTCGATCTAA